TGATACTACAGGCGTAACCGATGGGCAAGTAATTGAATACGACGCAGCGACACAGGAATGGCTGCCAAGCAGTAGCGCGGGCGGTGTTTCTACACTTGCAGAACTTACCGACGTAACAATCAGCAGCCTGCAGAATCACGATGTATTAAAATATAATGCTGGAGCAACAAACAAGTGGGAGAATGTGGACTGGCTTTTGGTGTTGTATTCTGAATTGAAACAAGGAACAAGCACAACACAGAATAACGGAGGGGCGACAGATAGCAGCCTAGAGCTTACAGTCACACAGGCAAAACTAAAGGCAGGAATCACAGGTGTAGAAATTACGGAGACAAGCCCTGGAGATATCGATCTCATTGTTGCAACTGATGCGTCAGGCACGACGGCTTACACAGCTATCAATATAGACGGCTCTACAACTGCAAGCGAGGCAGATATTAATCTGCATGGTAACGTCTACATTCACGACGAAGCAAATGGCACAAAGGCGCGGATGCGTCTCAATAGCGCGGGCAATGTAAACCTCAGCCTGCCAACCTCATCCGGTACGCTCGCACTTACGGGAGATATTCCAAGCGTCCCAGTTGACTCGGTAAACGGAGAGACGGGCGTTGTGGTATTGGTCACAACAGACATTGACGAAGGGACAAATCTCTATTACACAGAGGCACGTGTTGCAGCGAATAGCGCAGTCGTGGCTAATACGGCAAAGGTGGGCATAACAACCCAACAAGCTTTAGACATTACCGCCAACAACGCGAAGATTGCAACAGTCGTTGATGATACCTCACCACAGCTCGGAGGCAACCTTGATGTGCAAGCCCGAGAGATAGACACGTCTACAACGAACGGAAATATCATTCTAGCTCCAAATGGAACGGGGGTTCTGGAAGTTAAGGGAGACACTAACGACGGAGCCATTCAGCTTAATTGCAACCAAAATTCGCACGGTGTTAAGATTCAATCTCCTCCTCATAGCGCGGCAGCTAGTTACACCCTTGTCCTTCCTAATGACACAGGAACGAACGGGCAAGCCTTAACAACTAACGGATCGGGCGTTCTTTCGTTTGCAGATGTAAGCAACAACGCGGGCACAGTTACAAGCGTAGCAACTGGCACAGGGTTAAGCGGTGGAACAATTACAGGTAGCGGTACGATTGCGCTTGCAGACACAGCGGTGACAGCGGCAGCATACACGAACGCTGATATAACCGTAGACGCGCAAGGACGTATCACAGCGGCAGCAAACGGAACAAGTGGAGGTGTTACTTCTGTGAATAGTTTAACGGGCGGATTGACGATTGCGGCAGGTGCGAACGTGACCATATCTGACAACGGTAGCGACACAATTACAATCGCGAGCAGCGGAGGTGGAGGCGGTGGATTGACGGCGGTTACAGGAACGGCACCGATCACAAGCAGCGGGGGAAATACTCCAGACATTGCAATCACGGCAGCGACAACAAGCGCAGCGGGTTCAATGAGTAGTGCCGACAAAACAAAGATCGACGACATCACATCAGCTTATGAGGAGGACGAGTTAAAGACAGGCATGAACACAACGATGAACACAAATGTCAGTGTTGCATCAAACAGGATTGTCGATATTATGGGGGACGCTTTAGCTGACACTAGCAACGCTAACAGCAAGAAATTCTTAGGATTTCACACGGGCAGCGGTTCATGTGTTTTGCAGGGGATGGTTGATGCGGCAAACAGTATAAGCGGAGCATCGGCAGGGAGTGCCTTGTGGATTGGCGCGAGTGGGGCTTTTAGCGCGACAGCACCAACTACAACGAACGACTATTCACGGGTTGTCGGTCATTACATCGGTACAGGGCAAGGAGGTGAAGAGTTAGTATACTTCAACCCATCACAAGATTGGGTACAAATAGATTGATAATATGGGAGAAATATCAGGAGTCCCAACAGCGGACATAAATAACGTTGACGGTTTTTTTACTACTCAGGGCGGAGGCGGTACGGCTACACCTAGCCCAACGCTTAGTACGATGACCGATATTATTAGCTCCTCTAAAACCGTAACCATTACAAACTATGCTTCATACACGCAGCCCTTTGTCAGCGCGTCTGTTTTTATCGGAGCAACAGAAATTGTTAGCACAGCAAATGTAACCGACACCAATGGCGTTTTAACGTGGGAGGATACAGACACCAGCACCTCAACAAGGACCGTAAAAGTGCGGGTGCAGGAGTTTGGCGATTTTGTACAATCCGCAGAGGTCACAGGCACGTATGGCATACTACAAGCGACATTTAGATATTTTCGTTGTCGTGGGGTTGACTCTTCAGGCAACGCGAGCAACGCGCGTTTATCAATATCAAACTGGAGATATACAAGTAGCGGCACAGATTACCCGAGCATCATGACCTCGGACACCGCGCCAACGCCATTTGTTGCAAGCGCAGGTCATTTCTATTCTGCAAGCTACGCTCCGTGGAAGGCATTTGATTCAAGCAATTACAGCAATTGGTATTCTTACCAAACTACAGCCGCAAATAATTACCTTGATATTGACATGGGTGCAACTTATACGTTTCAAAGTGGCATCATTCGAATTCGTTCTTTTAGCGCCGCAACGCACATTACAATAAGCGGAAGCACGGACGGCACGAATTACACAGTTATAAACGACACAATGTCCTTTGCGTATGACACCAATATTAGCCTACTTTGATGAAATACACGAAAGAACAAATTGATGCGGTTGTTTCTGTGACAGGAGCAGAGCTTTTCATAAATCATGTAATTGGAAATGCATACTGTGAAGCTGTTGCCGTTGGCATGATGTTCAGCCACGACGCGGACGGATTAACAGAAAATGATATTGTAGCAATTCAAAGTTTGATGCCGTAAATGATTATTGATTAACTTGCAGGCATGAAGGTCACAATTCAAAAGGCGTGCAAGCTACGCGGTAACAATTGGAAGAAAGGCGCAACGCCGTCAGTCACTTCTGACTTTGCCGCAGAACTAAAAGCAAAAGGATACCTCGACGCCCCAAAGAAAAAAACGGACTTAGATAATAACGAATTAACAGAAGAATAAAATGGCCATTTTTAACGGTACAGAACTGGGTGTATATATCGGCGGCACGCTGATCGCAGCGGCTACAGATTGCTCGCTTTCCCTAAACATGGAAACGATCGACATCACCACAAAGGACAGCGCGGGTTTTCGTGAGCTGCTCGGCGGTGTCAAATCAGGATCAATGAGCGTCAGCGGTTTGGTTGACTATAACGATGCATCCAATAAAGATGTTTCTGATTTGTTTACAGCGTTAAACGATCGCACATCCCTAACATTGAAGTTCGGTAAAGCTACACCAGTTGTAGGCGAAGATTTCAATTATAGCGCTAGCGGATTTATTACCAGTCTTGAGCAATCAGGGGGCACGGAAGACACAGCCACTTACAGCGCATCCTTTGAGTTGAGCGGTGCAATTACACAGACGGCTGAATGATTGAAGTAAACGGCACAGAGTACCCAGTGCGGTACAGCATGAAGGCGCTGAAGAAGTTTGAGCGTAAAACAAAAGTTAATGTGTTCAGCCTATCCGATCCGTCGAAGCTAAGCGCAGAGGCGTGCGCCTTCCTTTGTTTCGTTGGCGTCGAATGCGGATGCACCTTTGAAGGGCAGGACTTTGATATGGACCTGCCGACGTTCGAAGATTACATTACACTTGAACACGTCACCCAGTGCTTTGATGCACTCGGCGAATATAGCAGCGAAAAAAAAGCATAGACGGCACGGACAAGCCGATTGGCTGGCCGGATATCATACGGATGGGGATGGGCATATTGCGCCTGTCCCCTTCTGCGTTTTGGTCAATGACATTTGGCGAGGTAAGCCTAGCACTTGACGCCAACCGAGAGAGCGAGGAGATGCGCGAACGTATGGAGTGGGAGCGCACTCGGTGGCTTGGTTCTATGATCATGCAACCCCACCTAAAAAAAGGGCGTAAATTGCAGCCAAAGGACCTAATGATGTTCCCATGGGAGAAGCCAAAGGCAAAGGCTGACAAGCTCACCAAGGAGGAACTGAGACAACGAATATTAGAAAGAGATCAATGGCAAAGCTGAATGATTTAATTGTAACGATTGGAGCGCAAACAAAGCAATTTGATAAGGCGCTTGGCTCGTCTATGAAAAAGATGCAGCGCTTTGGTATGAACACTAAGAAGCTCGGCAAGTCCATGACCATGGGGCTAACTGCACCGATTGCGGCGCTTGGCTTTACAGCGGTGAAAGCATTCGACCAGCAGGCCAAAGCAATCGCACAGGTTGAGGCAGGTTTAAAGTCTACAGGCGCAACCGTTGGATTTACTTCCAAGCAGTTGCAGCAGATGGCTGCCGACCTGCAAACAAAAACCATATTCGGAGATGAGGAGATATTAAAGGATGCAACGTCTCAGCTCCTGACATTTACGAACATTGCCGGCGATCAGTTTTCCCGTACGCAAAAGGTAGCGCTCGACTTAGCTACGCGATTAGATGGCGATCTGAAAAGCGCATCCATTCAATTGGGTAAAGCGCTGAATGATCCAATTGCAAACCTGACCGCTTTGAGCCGTTCGGGTATCCAGTTCAGCGAAGACCAAAAGGCGGTAATTAAAAGCCTGACCGAAAGCGGCAGACTAGCCGAGGCACAAACCGTTATACTTGACGAGCTAGAAAAGCAGTACGGCGGATCAGCCGAGGCAGCAGCAAAGGCGGGCACGGGTGGGCTGAAGCAGCTCGCCAATTCCTTTGGCGATTTGCAAGAGCAGTTTGGTAAGATTATAATGGACTTTTTGCCGCCGGTCATTGACGGCCTAAAGAATATGCTGGCCGCGTTTCAAAACCTCAGCCCACAGGTAAAAAAGTTTCTAGTAATTGGCGGCGGTATAGCTGCGGCCATTGGCCCGCTGCTTATTATACTGCCTAGCATTATACAGGGCTTTATGATGCTTGTTTCTCCTGTTGGTTTGGTCATTGCTGCCGTCGTCGGTTTGGGTATCGCGATCGTAACCTTTGCGGATGAGATAGCGCCATACATTACCGACGTGATCAATTACTTTATAACGCTTTACAACGAGAGCGACGCGGTGCGAATGTTAGTGGGGTACGTCAAGTCTGCATTCGTGCAATCTTTCAAAAATATTTGGACCGTCGTCGGTTCTGTAATTGACAGAGTAAAGGACTTGGGTAAGGCATTTATGCAGGTGCTTTCAGGTGACTTTGAAGGTGCATTTGAAACCATGAAAAATGGGTTGCTTAAAACCTTTGACGATTTAGGCGGTATAGTTACAGATACAGCCGCAGCCATTCGCGATGGCATTAATGCCGAGTTAGCAAAGGATCCAATTGAATTGGTTAGCGACAGCGCGGTGGCCGAGGCTTTAAGAACATTGGGCGGCTTAACTAATTTAATACCGTCAGCCATTAGCGGCGGCGGTTCAGGCGCAGCAGACACAGGCTTACAACCACTAGCCGCCAAAGGTGGAACAGCAGGAGCGCCAAGCCCTGAGCTTGTAACCCAAAGCAGCACAGCCGTCAGCGAGTTAGCGGAGAACCTACAGGCAGGTCGCAAGGAGTTGAGTATGATGGTGGATATGGGGCCAGCAGTTGAAGGCGCATTCGCAGGTATAGGCATGGCGATCGGTGGACTGATTGCGGGCACGGTGCAGATGAGCGATATATTTTCCCAGGCTGTTCTAGGATTGGCCAGCTTGCTAATTGATCTCGGCCAGCAGTTTATTGCCGCAGGTATAGCGGCCAGCACTTTCTTTGTATCGCTTACCACTAATCCACTGGCAGCCGTGGCCGCTGGTGTTGCATTGGTTGCAGCGGGTGCAGTGATCAAAGGACTGAGTACACGGATGCAAGGCAGCCCGCCAGCACTCGCAAAGGGTGGCCTTGCCTTTGGTCCTACAATGGCAATGGTAGGAGATAACCAAAATGCAAGCGTTGATCCGGAGGTAATTGCGCCGCTGAGTAAATTACAGAGCATGATGGGCGGCCAAGCCGTACAAGTCACAGGCAAAATTTCAGGCCGTGATATACTGCTAACGAGTGAAAGAAATGCAATTGACAGAAACCGAGTGAGAGGATTTTAAGCCATGGACCCGATACGACTATACGCAGAGTTTAAAGACGACAACGGCCTTGAGTACCGTTTAAACATTCACCAAGCAGGATGGCAAGTATCGCCGTTTGAATTCAACCTTGGCGCTGATGGGTTCACGCTGCAATACAGCGGCGACAATGAAAACCGAATGCAGCCAATAATAGGCAGTGAATTAACCTTTACGCTTATTGAAAACGATGCACAGCATACTAGCTTCATACAGCAACTTGCAAGCTCAGAGGATGCAGAATTTACAATATCAGTTTGGAAAGGTTGGGGGTTCGGCATTTTACAAAATCTTTTTTGGACGGGTGTACTGTTGTCTGAACAAATAAGCTTAATGGATGAGGCGTATCCAATACAAAACACGTTTAACGCCGTGGACGAATTAGGCAACCTAGCCAATACATTGTACACGAATAGCGGCACGGCATACACAGGCCGCGACAACATAGCAAACCACATTTTAAAATGCCTATTAAAAACGCGGGCGCTCCATGTGTACGACAGCACTGACGTTTTATTTAAATACGCAAATAACTTTTACCCTACCACAAGTTTTGCAAGCACAAACGCGCTTGTAGAATCAAGGGTAAACCATTCTGCTTTTTACAACCAAAACGAAAACGGAACGAGTCAGTTTTTTAGTGCCTTTAAAGTGTTAGAAGATTTATCAATTACGTTCAACAGCCGCGTGTTTTTTGCTGAGGGCGTCTTTTATTTTGTGCCAATTGGCGCCGTTACCGATGACTCTAATATAGCTTTTTACAGCGTTACGAAGGGCGGCACGGTAAGCTCCAGCACAACGACGCAAGATGTAAACCTAGAAGTAGGTCAAGACGTTTTTAAGCTTGTAGGTGGCTCGAGTACTTTCTTGCCGCCATTGCAGAAGGTGCAACGTATATGGGAGACAAACGCAAATTTACCGGTTTTATTTCAATTTGCTCAATTTCTAAATCCAGTTGGCTTATTTTCTGAGTTAATAGGCACAGAAATAACTGACAATAATCTAGTCTATGAGGAGGACACTGTATTGCGTTTGCAGTTTCAATACCGCCACAGTTATCCGGGCGGTGGAACGTTTTCACCGGGCGAAGACATTTGCGGACGTTTAGTGTTACGCTTACAAATTCAATGCGGTACACTATTCTTGGCTAATTCCGTTACTTTTGGGCCTGATGTAATGCTATACGGTAACTATCAAAATACGGTTAGTATTGACACGTTGAACATCAGCAATCCTGCATGGGCGGCAAGCGGTTACTTTTATATTGCTATGACTCCCGACCCAATGTGTTTTGACAGAAATAGCGGGGCAATCTATCTTGATGACAGTTTTTTTAGTAATGTTCTGGAAGTACCGGGGGGAAATGAAAATCTTTCAATTGACTTACCTGTTTTACCTTCTCAACAAGTGAGTTTAAGCATAACGGGGGAAATACTAGCATACAACTTCGAAGGCGCAGCAATTACCGACATAAACGGCTCCACAGCATACGGTAAACTTTCAAACATAGCCATGTTTGTAATGACAGGCGAAGCGACCAACGGAGACCAAGTAATTTACGAGGCAAATACAGGAAGTAATGGTCAGCTAACAATAGAGCAACCAACTGTACAAATTGGCTCAGGAACGTTTGACAACCATAAAAACATTTATGACAATTTCACACCGGGCGAAGTGATAGACGAGTGGAGTGGCATACTATACCCAAACGCAGACACGGGTATTCATTCGCTCGGAGTGCAGGAAATCATAGCGGGCCAAAATAATAGCACAATTGTAAAGCGAGGCGGTTATTACAAACGATTTATAAGCCCGTTAAATACGCTGGAAATTGAAAGCCGTTTTTATCTACCGTTTCAAACGTCATTCATAGCGCGACCTATTGAGGGGGAATTTGAAGCGTGGCAGCTTGACGATAATGATGAAGACGTTGTAACACCAGAGCCAGATGTAATCGATACGAACGACCCACAGGACGACAGTGAGCCAGTATATGATATTCGTAACACTTACGTCACTAATGCAGGCAATATAGCGCCAAACGTGTTGCAACGATTTATACAGCAGCCTGTAACAAGTGTAACAAATCGCTTAAGTTCCTCATATACAGTAAGCGCTACTGACTACATGGTCATGAATACTTGGACTGGAGCAAACGGATCAAGCTTGCTTTATTTACCGAGCGTAACAAATAACGAAGGGCGCACCGTTCAATTTCATAGCGATGGCACAATAGCAGCCAATAAATTTATCTCACTACGTCCAAACCCTAGCGACTCAGGTGTAACAATTGATGGCGGACTATCTTATAGCTTCGACCGCTCTTATGACGGCATCACTATCTTGTGCCATAATTCGAATTGGTTTATCATACAGAAAAAGGAAAAATGATGCAGTGGGAATTTGTGGCAATTGTTTTGCCAGTGGCGGCGGGTTTAGTTGGCGTATGGGTAAACCTAAACAGCACGGTGGCACGTCTTAAGAGCCGCGTGATTCAGCTTGAAATTGACAGCAACGAGATAAAGAGCGACATGAAAGAACTCCTCGCCAGCGTCCACAAAATTGAGTTGATGTTAGCAAAGCTGCAAAAATGATTTACATTATCTTAGCCACCGTAACCGTCAACGTCATGTTCAAGGCCCGCGAGTACGGGAGGGCTGACGTAGCAGATTTAATAATATTGGTCGCAGCCTTTGCATTATTATGGAGCTAAGATATTTTCGCTACGAGGAGTTTGATTGCAAGTGCAAGAAATGCCGCGCAAATTCTCAGGGCTTAGGTATAGACATAATGGATTTAGATTTTTTAATGATGTTAGACGATGCTCGCCACAAAGCGGGCATTCCTTTTGTCATTACTTCGGGCGTACGTTGCAGCTCAAATAATCGAGCTTGTGGAGGCAAGAAAGACAGCAGCCATTTACACGGCTTTGCTTGTGACATTGCTTGTAACGATAACCGTTCACGCGGCTATATGATTGGCGCACTTTATGAGGCTGGATTTAATCGCATAGGTATACACCCCGATTTTTTGCACGTGGACGACGACCCAGCAAAAGATGCCGACGTAATTTGGTTGTATGAGTAAGGACATACGCCCACGGATTAACGCGCAGCAGATGCGTGCGCTGGACTACCTACGTAACAAGGAACGGCGTATTTTGATTATAGGTGATTTGCATTGTCCTTTTGAAATGGAGGGCTACTTCGAGTATTGCCTAGAAACGTATGACCGACACGCGTGCAACCAAGTGATTTTTATCGGTGATCTCATCGACTCACACGCCACTAGCAGGCACGAAACTGACCCCGATGGACTAAGCGCCAAGACAGAACTAGACATTGCAATTGAAGACCTGCAAAAGTGGCGCGATGCTTTTCCTGTGGCTGATGTGATTATAGGCAATCATGACCGCGTTGTAATGCGCCGCGCGTTTAGCTCCTCCATTCCAAGCATTTGGATTAAGTCCTTCAATGAAGTGTTGGGCACAACATGGAACTGGACGGAGCGTATCGAGTACGATGGCGTTCAGTTTGTGCATGGTGAGGGAGGAACAGCCCGCACAAAGGCAAAGAACGACCTGCAAAGCACAGTCCAAGGCCATATACATACGCAGGCTTATGTCGAGTGGATGGTAGGCAACAAGGCCAAACTGTTTGGTATGCAAGTGGGGTGCGGCCTCGACCGCGATACCTACGCGGCTGCATATGCCAAGCACTACAAAAAGCAGGCAATCGGATGCGGCGTGGTTATCGGTGGGCACACGGCAATCAATTGTTTAATGCCGCTTTAATACCTTGCACTAAATTTTTACATTATGGGTGAATTGATTCAGACTTATTGGGCCGAGATTGTTTTGGCTCTTATGGCATTCGTGAAGGTCATTGTAAACCTCACACCAACAGAAGCGGATAACAAAGTATTTGGATGGCTAGACACGCTTATCACGGCAATTGTAACAGACAGGCGAAAGGAACGCCGAGAAGCGCGAAAAAATGACTAACTTAGCCGCTAGGTTTGTTCCCTAGTTTGTTTGCAAGTTGATTTAAAGGGCTGTCCAACGGGGCAGCCTTTTTTTGTGCCCAATAAAAAAGATGCAGAAAGTTGCACAATGCAGAAAGTTGCACTATCATTGCACCATGTGGAGACAAGGACATGACTACCCAGCAGACGACGAAGACGAAGGCCGCGACTACTACGAAGAGGCTGACGAACAACACGACAAACACCAAGATCAAACCCTAGACCAATGAAAAGACCTATTTGCGTCCGTAGCAGCGTCCAAGTCGACGCACCTGAATCATTCAACCAGTGGCAGCAAGACCTTGCCGAGGAACGCGAGTTCCTGCGCCTGATTGACAAGATGAAAATGCACCTAAAGCAAAACCGAGAACAATGAACGTTGAAACAATACAAGTAAGCTCCTGCCGTGGCGCGTTTGATCGCGAAACAAGGCGCGTGTACCTAATGGAATGGCTGGAACACGTACGGCCTGACGTCATGATAAACGACTACAACAAGAAACAACTTGCTGCGATTATGCCGCACGGTGTATTTTACAGCCGCAGACAGGACACGATTCAGCAGCACAGCGGTCTAGTACAGGTTGACATAGACGGCAAGCACCAACGCGGTGGCTTTGATCCTGAGAACTTAGCGCGAGACATGGAGGCCGCTCCCTACATCGTAGCGGGTGGCATTAGCTGCATGGGCGAGGGTTGTTATATGCTGGTTGCAGTCGAAGGCATTGACCAAAACAACCACAGGGAAAAGGCCAGCCGCGTCATGGATCTAATTGAAGAACAGTTTAACGTAGTGGTAGATGTGCCCGTTTCAAACAATCTAAGCAGCCTGCGCTTTGCGTCAGGGTATGCACCCTTCATTAATTACGACATAACACCCTTAAAATTTGAGTCATGAGCAACCAAGACAAAAACGCAGATTTGCGACGACTGGCCACCAAGTACGAAATGGACTTTGAAAAGCAGTTTCATGTAGATCCGCGCGGCTTTGTGATAATGACCCGTCAAGGGGTTGAATACCTACAAGCTAAAATAAAGGCCGTAGTTAGCTTTGAGACAGTGCCCGAATGGTCAGACACCAAAGAGGGAAAATACTGCGTTAAAGCCTACGCAAAATGCGAAATGGGGCAAGTGGAGACATATGGCGAGGTGAGCAAGTCAAATAACCGTAACGCGTACCCGATTGCCATGGCCGAGAAACGCGCTTTGTCCCGTGCCATTTTGAAGCTCGCAGGATTTGGAAACACGTACGGCGAGGATGAACTTGAGCAATGAACTGGGTACACCTATTCAACTACAAGCCTGAAATTGAAGCGGCCTACGCGGTCAGTGATGGCTATTTGGTTGGGATTGGAACGTGGAAAAACGGCAAATTCACGCAAGTACACTTAGACCATGAAGACGCCTTTGATCACCCAAAGGTTGAAAAACGCGCGTTTGTATGGTGGGCAAATCTAAATGTACAGAGGTTTGGCGTAAATAATCTAGACAGTAATGACGTGAAACTGATGAGAACAGCGCAGGACTTACTGGATGTAATATATGACCTTGAACACCTAAATGAATGAATGCAGATGAGTTCTTTGAAAAGCTGGAGCAAGTGCAAGCGGATCACACCGACGACCTGCGAGATTATGCCCTGCACCTACTTAGCACGTCGACAATGAAGGACGACGACGAAGGACTAGAAGACGAGATAATATTTACAGAACCGACGCCGATGCGCTGGCGTGAGATATTTGAGCGGTTACGATTAAACCAACTGAGGGCGATTGATATGCCGAATTGGTCACAAACAGAATTTAATAAATCATATAAGAAAAATGGAATTAGTAATTGAGGGAGTTATTAAGCGAGTATGCAAGCCCCAGGAGTTTCCGAGTGGCTTTAGAAAGTGTGAAGTACACGTAGAAGTGCAGGATGGTAAATATCCGCAGCTTATGGCGCTGGAGTTTCTTAAAGACGACGTAGATGAGGCCGTAGCATTGCCTGAAGGCAAGACAATTAAAGCGCGTTGCAACGTCCGAGGCCGTGAATGGGAGAACACGGAAACCGGTGAATTTCGGGCCTTTATGTCGCTCTCTCCATGGAACTACGAAATTATAGAAGGTCAGCCAGCACCAACCGAACAACCTGCAAGCAATGGAGGAGGTGCAAAGTGGTAGCCTGCGCTATATAGTGAGCTTACCGCAGCAAAATACGCGTGTGGCATTTGAGAACTACGGCAGCTTTGAGAGGTACGTGGATGACCTACGCGCTAAACACATAAAGCATGAAATTAAAATTGAATATGATGAACGTGAGACAGTTTATAAGGCAAGAGTGGGCAAGTGATCAGCACGCAGCGGATGACTTAGGCGTAAGCCTGAGAACTATTAAGAACTGGATGGCCGTAAACCCGACGGGCATACTGAAGCACAGCGGCCACATTATACAAATGGACGGCGTGGAGCCTTTGCAGCTATTTGACGCAGTGGCCGAAACAATTGAGCAAATCAATGAAAAGCGCCCACAGTAGTCGTACAGGCATCTGGATACCGCTAGAGATTTGGGAGCTGGACCTCGCGCCGATGGATCGCGTTCTATTGGCCGAGGTTGCCAGCTTTGCGGAAAATGGGAAGGCTTGTTTTATGACCAACGCCAAACTAGCCGAGGCGCTCGGAATTAGCGAAGACCGTACCCGGAAGATTATATACAGACTGATCCAAAGCGGCCACCTCAATAGGGGGGTGGTTGCAAACGGACAGGGTGGGCATAAACGGACTTTAGGGTGGGCGCAAACGGACAGGGGGGTGGGTGCTAACGGACAGGGGGGTGGGCGCAAACGGACACGTACTAATCAACTTACAAAACATATTACTAAAACACTACAAAACAAGGAAGAAATTTTATCTGTAGTCCTTCCATGGCAAACAGAAGCCTTTGAAGCCGCATGGTCTGAGTGGCTAGAATATAAAAAGACAGATCACCGATTTACTTACAAATCCCACAAAAGCGAACAACGGGCACTAATCAAACTCCAAAATGAACACAATAACGAAAACGACGCAATCGACGCAATTCATACAGCAATTGCAAACGGATGGAAAGGCTTGGTATTTAACTCACCCAAAGGCGGGGGAGCTAACAAGCGCCGAGCGGATAACCTTGAAAGAGATGTCAACCGCGAAAAGCTTGCAGAATTTGCAAGAACTGGACGTATCACGCCTGACGGTGGAAACGTGCTTTAAAGGCACGAACGTGCGCACGGCATTAGTCTGCGACGAAGCACCAACACGGGCCGCGCTGATTGGTATGCTAGGCCGCTGCGTCAAGTTTATCGACGCGAACAAGACACTAACAGAACCCGAACACATTGCAATGACCGTGAACGAGCTTGTACAGCAGTTCCCAACGTTTACCCTGGAAGATTGGCGCCTGTGCCTGTATATGATGGCCAAAGAGAGCTTTGGACCGTACTACGAACGCCTAAAATTGGCGCAGTTTGTGGATTGCTTTACCAAGTACGACCAACTGAAGCAGCCAGTAGTTCAGACGATACGAGAGAACGAACGCAAAGAGGCCGAGCGGATGCAGCAGGAAGGCATGAGGCATTTACAGCCCGAATACGCCACCGAAATTAACCCAGTGGCCGCAAGGGTACACCCAGCGGATTGGATGGCAGGTGAAAACCGCCTGACGTACACAGAGCGCGATGAGATGCAGAAACGACAGAAGCAAACGAAATGAAGACAGTAACAAGCGTAAGCGGCGGGCAGTCGTCGGCATACATAGCGGCAAATTACCCCAGCGACTACCTTGTTTTTGCTTTGGTTACAACAGATGACACAAAATGCAAACATCCTGATCCAATACTGCGAAAGATGGCGAGCGACAAGATTGGCCGCGAGTTCATTGGCACGCTTGAAGAGGATACAATTTTAGAAACCATTTTCGAGCTTGAGCAATGGCTTCAACAAGAAGTTCATTGGGTTGCTGGCTTACCATTTGAGCAAATAATTGACAAAAAAAGCGGGTATTTACCGAATATTATGGCGCGATACTGCACGACCGAAATGAAAATTAAACCAATGTTTGATTGGTGGCAAAATACGATTGGCAAACCCGTTCAAATGCAAATTGGATTTAGACAAGGCGAAGAACGCAGGGCAAAGAATATGCTTGATAAATGTGTTGATGGATTGCGTCAGTTTGGTAAAGTCGGATGGCAGAAGCCTGTTTTTCCTCTTATTGACAACGGCATAAAACGCGATAAAATCGTGAAATATTGGGATGATATACCGTTACCATTTGCACAGCAAAACAATTGCGTCGGATGCTTTCACCGTAATGCCTTGGTACTGCGCAAAAAGTTTGATGACCATCCTAACAAAATGCAATGGTTTAAAGAGCAAGAACAACGCACTGGCAACCAATTCAAAAGCGAAATCAACTATACTAACATTGAAAAGCATCGACCACAAACGGAAATAGATTTTTCCGATTGGTCATGTGATTCAGGATACTGCGGATTATGACACCAATTGAACAATTTTGGGCGGACCTGATGGACTCACGCCGCTACGCCATTACAGAAGTTTACGGCGCGGAATGTGCAAGCCGTTACAGGCCGCACCACATCGAAAAGGAGTATTTTATAAATAACAGCGGCACGTTTACAGCGCATCCCGACGTTACACGATATAACGAGGACTTTTGGGATATGTGCAACAAACATTACCGCGAGAATCGTGAGGCGTACAGGCTGAAATTAAAAGCTAACTGGCAAAAGGTGCAGCAATCCGATGAATACAAAATGCGCAAGCGAGAGCGTGAACAGCTAAAGGACTACATTAGCCAAGCAATTAACGGCAATGGCAAAGAAGAAGACGCACGCACAACTAAAAAAGAAGGTTGATGAGTGGTATAGTAAACACATCCGCTGGAAAGCGGCAGATCTACGCGGATACTGTACGTGTTACACCTGCAACGCAAAGCATCACGCATCTAAGATACACGCTGGGCATTTTCTCAGCCGAAGGCACATGGCTACTCGGTGGGAAGCATCTAACGTTAAGCCGCAATGCTATGCCTGCAATATTCACCGACAAGGAGAACAATGGATTTTTGGCTGCCGTATTGAAAGCGAAAACGCCGGAACAACTGCGCAGCTTATGCGACAAGCGGACCAAGGTAGAAAGTTCACGATATCAGAGTTACAACACCTATACGAGTATCACAAAGCCGAGGCGCTTAGGTACGCAGAGATTAAAGCGGTCAAGCCTAAGCCGAAAGCAAAGGCAAAGGTATGACCAGCTAAGAGGTGAGCGCAATGAGTTGCTTGATGTCAACATGATTAGCAACATCAAAGAACTTGGATACGGTTGCAGGTGGGAGGTATTCAAGCGGATCAGCCGCGAGATGTACGAGCTGACAGGCCACTACGGTTATTACTATATGTAATGCCTACGATACCACGCAAGCAGACGCCCGATCCGAGGCGCAAAGGACGCAAGCGAGACACGCCGCAAGATCGCAGGTACTGGACTAACGCATGGCGTAAGAGTCGGCTGGCTTTTCTAAAGACTAACCCCGAATGCACTGGGTGCGGCGGACC